AAATATAGGGTATTGTTTTGATACCTATATGAGTATTATTTTGATACTCTTAAGGGTATTATTTTGATACTATAGATAGGTATCATTTTGATACTAAAAAAGCCATAACTCTTGTTATAACTTTTCATTTTATAGTGCTGCTAATCTCCTTGCTAAACCTTCTTCTCTAGCTATATTAGCTACTAATGTAGTTGATACATCCATAAAATTTGCTATTTCCTCATAAGTATATCTATATCTACTACTACCTGGCATATTCATTTCACTTAAGTATCTAATAATCTCTCTTCTTTTTGACGCCTTAATTTCTTTCTCTAAATTATCTAATCTATTATTCTGTTTTCTATCACTTTCTTGTAATTGTTTCATTGTTGGTCTATTAGCCATAATAATTTCTCCTTTAATAAATATATTTTAAATATATTTTTTCTCATTCTGAAAATTTTATTCAACCACTCTATAAATCTCCTCCTAACCCCTTTATTTTAGCTCCTTATTAATTATCCATATGTATAAGTTTTTCAGATTTATTTATTAAATAAAAATAACCAAGGAGTTAAACCTTGGTTATACTTATCATTAATCTACATAACAGAAATCACCATATTGATTTTTAACTTTTAGATATACATATGCACATACCTTACAATCATCAATTGCATTATGTGAACCTACATCCCAAAGGCTAAAAGCATATTTTAAATTTTCTAATTTGTAGCTATCTAATTTTTTATTTCTATCAGTTTCAAAATCATATTCTCTAACTTTTTGTCTTGAAAGTTTCAATGTATCTATAGTTTTATTCTTTATTTTTTTATATCCTTGATTATATAATTTATTAAGTATGAATTTCATATCAAAATCAGAGTTATGAGCTACCAATACATCATCACCAATAAAATCTATAAATCTAGGTAATACTTCTTCAATAGTTGGACATCCTTCAACCATTTTATTAGTAATTCCATTAATGGAAGTAATCTTTGCTGAAATTTTCTTGTTAGGCTTTATAAAAGTATGGAATACTTCTACTGGTTTATTAGTATCAAATCTTATTGCTCCTATCTCAATTATCTCATTAGTTACAGCATTTAATCCTGTTGTTTCTAAATCAAATACAACAAAATTCATAGGTCTATCTGTAGTCCCTGATGGTTTTATAAACTTTTCATAATCAACCTCTTTAATTCTTGTTATTTTCTTAATAAATGCATCATCTAAGACTTTTTGGATATCATATTTAGGCAAATCATTAAATGCTTTTAAATATAATTCAGTGCTTTTAAGAAATCTGTTATTTAAAATATCATCTACCTCATTAACCACTTCATTTAAATGCTCTTTAGAAATAATATCTTTAGTTTCTACTTTGTTTTTTTCATTGGAATGTTCTTTCATATTCTCAATATTATCTGATAAATAATTTTTATCTAAAATTAATCTTACAATATCAAAGATATACCAAATTCCAAGCCCTCCTGATGTTAATAAAAATATAATAGCTTTACCATATTTCTTGGTATACCAATAATGTAACCCTAATGGTCCACCAAATATACATAGACATAATTTAATATAATATTTATTCATAATTAATCCCTCCGGTAATAATTGTATTCTATTTTACAAGATTGTCAATTATTAGCGTTAAAAATTTAACACATAAAGATATTAGTAAGTAAGCTTTAATCCTACCTACTAGCTTTATAGAAGATCTTATAATTATTTCTTAAAAACTTATAATAGAGAATAATTAGTCTTTGGTGATGATCCAAAGGCTTTTATTTTTTATAGAAACTTTTTTTAGGAGAAATTATAATGAGTGAATTAATAAGAAATAAAGATTTAAAAAATAGAGTTAGATTTTCTACCTCTTTAGATAAAGATTTAGCAAAACGATTAGATGATTTAAGTACAAATACGCGAATACCTAAATCTAAATTAGTTGATGAAGCAATTGAAATGTTATTGGCTAAGCACAAAAATAATATATAAAAATTAATAACCTTTGGTTGAACCAAAGGTTACTTTTTTGTAAAAAAATAATAAATATATATAATAAATATTTTTAGTAATAAATATAGGGTATTGTTTTGATACCTATATGAGTATTGTTTTGATACTCTTAAGGGTATTATTTTGATACTATTTAATAGTATATTAGTAATTGATGTAATAAGTTCTCTGCTAAATATTTAAGTAATGATGACTATTTAATTTGTACTTACAGAAAAAAATAAGTAACTATATTTAAATTTAAATATAAGAAAGTGGGTTTACTATGAGAAAACTAAATAATGATAAATTAATATTAATTGAAGAAAGAATACTTGTAGACTGTATGGAATTTATAGAAAATAATTCTGATTCTATATATAAAACTCTAAACTCCCTAATTGATAATAAAGAATGTTCTTTTAATGCTCTAAAAGAGTGCCTTAAAAAATTAGATTTTATCAGCCGTATTAGTAGAGATTTAAAAGAGAAAGAACAATTAAATGCTAGCTTAGAAACTATTTGGACTTAATAAAAATATTATTTTATCTTTTGTATCGGACTCAAAAGAAAAGAGTAGTCAATATTAACTACTCTTTTCTTTTTACAATTGAAAATGATGGCCTTAACACATCATAACATTGTTTATATTCTATTAGCTTATCATGTAGTAACCGTCCAACTAGAATACAAGGTGCTATTCCTATACTTTCAGCATAGCATTTAATTATATTCGGATTATAATAATCGTATTTATCAATAAAGTTATTGTAAATGTCATCAGAAATCAAATAATTTCTAGCCATACAATCAGCTTCATCTTCAACTTCATCTTTTTCAAAACTTATATGGAATTCCTTTTTATGATGTTCAATCAAATGTGCTAACTCATGAAAAAAAGTAAACCAGAATATATCTGCTTTTTTACCTCTTACACTTAGCGCTAATATAGCTTTATCTCCTTTCCATATAGTAGCTCCATTGATATATGTCTTTGGTACACACTCTACTAATACTAATGCTATCCCACACTCTGCACACAGTTTTTTCATTTCTTTATAGAATATTTCTGGAGTTTCCAATGTTAACTTTCTGAATTCAGGTATCATAGCTTTTAGTTTTGTTCTATTTAAAGGTAATACTGGTACCTGCATACCTCTTTCTTCTGCTTTTTGTAACCAAGCTAAAACTCCATAATCTGATATTTCATTTTTTGCTTTACTTAATCTAAATGATACTGCATAAGAGTTTTGAATTAAATCTAATGATGCAACTTTAAAATATTCCCTGCAATTTTTCACTTTCTCTTCCTTATTTCTAGTTTGTTCCAACCATCCAAGTTTACATAAGTCATTGTATGGAATTTTTTTCAAAACTTCATAATCTTGTATTAATTTACTTTGTTCTTCTAATCTAGCTTTATCTAATTGATAATTATTTTCTAAGTTAATCCAAAATTCAGCACTTGGTCCTATTACAGCCTCTAGCTTCAATGCTGTTTCATAAGTTATAGGGGCTGAACCAGTAATAATATTGCTTAAATGCTTTACTGACATATCTAGTCTTGTAGCCAACTCATTCTGTTTCATTCCTAAAGATTCTAAATAATCTTTTATTGTTTCACCTGGAGGTATAGCAATGGATGGTAAAAATCCCCTGTTGCTATTTTCGTTTGTTTTTCCCATGATAATCAATCACCTCCTCAATTCTTAAAACCTTAATATCATTGTATGTTATATTTTCTAAATTTGATTCATCATCAATTTTAGCTGTAAAAACCAACCTATGAGGATGAATCAAAGTAACAGCAAACTCTTCTTTTCTATCTCCACCAAGCTCATGGAATCCGTTAATAGCGCTCATTTTAGCAATATCATTTAAATTGCTAGCCGCTTTTAGCTCATTAACTCTTTGAGTTAACTTTATTCCTATTTGTTTTCCATATTTCTTTTGAGCTTCTGGTGGGTTTTCGCAGTGTTTCTTTAATTTATTAGTCTTAAATTCTAACTTCATTATATAATAGTATACCCTCCATAGTCAATTTTTATTAACCTATTAGGTTAATTTTTTATAAACCTAATTTTATACTAATTTAAAATTTATGTAAATATATTTATTTTTCTACAAAACAAAAAAGGCTAATAAGCAAGATTTTCTTTTACTTACCAGCCTTGATTAATTTATAAATTCAATAATTTTCTCCAAGTATTTTGACCAACAATTCCATCTGCTGAAAGTCCATAATCTTTCTGAAATTTTATCACTGCATTATAAGTATCAGTTTCAAAATCTCCATCTGCTCCATGCTTTCCTAAATCATAACCTAAACTTATTAGTCTTTCTTGAGCTAATTTAGTTATATTACCTTCTGCACCTTTTCTTAATGTTGGGCATCCTTTTAATGTTTTATCTCCTGGATCTCCATCAACTTTTTGTTTAGAGAATCCTTGTCTATTACATTCTGTTTGTAAATCCTTTACCCATTTTTCAAAATTGAAAGAAATATCAGAATCATTAACAGCTACTAATTCATATAGCTTATCAAATGTATTAGGTCCAGCTAATCCATCAATTTTTAATCCATTATCTTTTTGGAATTGAATTAAACTTTCATAAGTACCTTTACCAAATATTCCATCAGCTCCATATCCACCACAGTTATATCCTAATGATATTAATAAACTTTGAAGTTCTTTACATCTAGTTCCAACATAATTAGCATATTCAGAATAACCTTCTTTTTTACTTCCAACATTGTTTGATATTATAATATTAATACAATTAAAATCAATTATTTTATCCCATGGAAATTTATTTCCTGGACAATCTGTATTGTTAAAATCTTTATGCTTGTATACATTAGCTTTAGATAGATTATATTTATTTAATAAGTATTTAATTAATTCTTGTCCAGCTTTTAATTGTGCTTCTGGCATTTCTTCATTATTATATTTACCTTCAAAACAAATTCCTAAGCTTCCTGTATTATAATTGCTTGTATGAGCTCCAAGCTTATCTTCAGGTCTCCCTCTATAAATACTTCCATCTTTTCTTACAAAGAAATTATAACCACAACCAGCCCAGCCGTTATTTTTATGCCATCTATCTATATCTTGAATAGTGCATGTTGATGCATCTGCATTGTGACAAATTATTCTTTTTATTTCACCTAAATTTGATAATTTTCCAAAGTTTAAATTAGTTTCTATAATATTCATTTTATACTCCTTCTTTCTTTAATATATTTTTATAAATTAAAAGAACAGGATCTACTCCTGCTCTTTACTTAACTCTTTCTTTTCTCCATCTTTTAATTGTACTAATGCATCTTTTAATTGTTCAGGAATAGGTAATCCTAATCCTGCACAATTTTCTAATAAACTAATACCTTCGTTAGCTATATAAAAGTAACATATAAGTGTCCTAAATACCCATGTTCCTGTATTTAATAGTCTATCTAGTAATACTGCAACAATTAAAACTACAAATATAACCGCTTTTCTTGCTATTCCTTTAAGTCCTATATCGCTAGATACCTCTTTATTTATCCAAGCTCTTAAAACTCCTGTTAGATAATCTAATGCCATAAATGACACTAGAACAATAAGAGCAGTATCCCATGTTCCAAATAGCCATGTTACTGCAGTTCCTATTGTTGCAACAATAATTTTAAAATAGTTTAATAAGTTTTCCATTTTACACCTTCCTTTTTTATATTAAAAAAGAGCTTACATATGTAAGCTCTTAATAATTTTGATATTTAATTTTGATAGTCATCATCTTCATATACTTCTGGATTTAAACATCTTTTCACATGTTCTTGATAACAACTTTCGCAAAGCTCCATTCCACATTTTGGGCATTCTTCAATATCATCAACATGTTTATATCTTCCACATTCTTCACATTCTATCATAATTATTACCTCCATTTTAAGTTTTATCTAATTATTATAGACATAACTTAAAATTTTATACTTTCTTGGTGCCCCTCCCGAAAATTAAGAAATATTAAAAGCGCCTAGTTTCCTAAGCTCTTAGAGAATATATATTTTTTATATTATTCTTGAAATTGTCTAAATCATCCATATTATCTATAATCCTTATATAATGCTTTATTTTTTTATCATTACATTTTATATTTTTGTATACACCAACTTTTCCATTATTAGATAATGCTTTTGTGCACTCACTAAATACATACTCAATATGCTTATTATAAAATCCCTTTTCACTTTCATCAGCTCTCATTGCCATAACACAACAATCACCAAATCTTGTTAAATTTAATTCTACTATATTATTACTTTTTGAGCCAAATGACTCTCTAATTAATTCATTCATAAAAACTCATCCTTTACTTTTTATTAAATTTATATCAGTTACTATATCTCTTTCTTTTGTTAAAGGATTAATAATAGTAACTTTTACACTACCACCAAAACTTAATAACATTACCCCTAATACAATCCAACATATTCCCAATAACGATAAAATACAAAATATGACACTTAACATATTAACACTTCCTTTCTTTCATGATAACATATATTAAAAAGGAGGTGAATATATGTCATTAAAAACGTTAATTGGAACAGCAGTTACTAATGCTGCATCAGATGAAAATATTTTAAACAAGGTCTATGATGATGCAATACATCCATCAGCCCAAAATGTTGGTCAAGCTCTTGATACATTAACATCCACATTAAATGTATTATTAGCACCTTTCAGTTGGGCTGTATATGGATTTAAACATATTGATGCCGCTGTAAAATCTAAATTAGAAGATAAATTAAGTGATACACCTGTTGAATTTCTTAAAGAACCAGAATCTAATATTGTTATTCCAGCATATGAAGCTCTTAGATATAACTTAGATAAAGAGCAATTAAAAAACATGTATATAAATTTAATTGCTAACTCTATGAAAGTTAATAACTCTAAGTATGTTCATCCAGCTTTTGTTGAAGTAATAAAACAACTTTCTGTATTTGATGCTGAATTATTAGAAAAACTTTTTAAAGATGGAACTATGCAAATTCCCAAAATAAAAGTAAGACTACAAAGAGCCGAATTTGACGGTGCTGGAATTGATGCCTATAACATAGTAATTGATCCAAAATACTATTCTTTTTCTTTATATCATGATGAATACACTATATCTCTTGAAAATCTTGAAAGACTTAAAATTTTAACTATTCATGATGATAATAAATTACTTATTCCTAATCTTTATGACAATATTATAGGTACTTTAGATATGGATTATCTAAAAAATGTAAAATCACATTTACCCTATGTAAAGATATTCTACGGTTCAATATCACTAACAAAATTCGGTGAAGAATTAATAAAAAATATCTTTTAAAATTAGTCCCAGTATTTTATAATACTGGGATATATCCTCTATTTACTTTTACGAACAATATATATCAATTGTGAATTAACTGTTTAGAAAAAATGATTTTAAAGTTGTAATTTCTATGCCTGAACTTTTAGCATAGACAATTATATCTTTTAATAATTGTAAGAAGGCTTCATTTTGCATTGTTACGCTATGATAATATAAAATTAGAAGTTGTTTATCTTTAATAGCCTTATCTATTCTACTCTTATACATTTGTAATCCAAATCCTGTTGTTATTGCAAATCTACCTAATGCATATCTATTTGTTCTTCTATAGTTATCTTTATTAGGCTCACTACATATAAGGTCAAAATATTTAGAACCTACCAATCTTATGTTTTCACTACTTTTATTTTCAGAAGCTACAAAACTACTACAGCTATATCCCTTTTCTTGCATTGATTTTTGTTGTTGTATAAAATAATTTTCAACTGTTTCAATATCCCAGCTATCCATTACACTTGTTGCATGTTGTACCACATCGCATTTATAAGTTGATAAAAGAGAATCAAATTCAGTTTTGTAAATTGGATTTGTTAAAATTGGACTTGTATCAAATAAACAAAAACTCATAGGAATATTACTTTCTCTTATTATTGGGAACGTTACACTTACATCATATTCAGTTCCATCATCTACACAAATAACCAAATATCCTTTATCTAGTTTCCCCAAGTCTTGTTTTATATCTTGCTTAAAAGTGTATTCATCCTTTCTTACGTCAACTTTTAAACCACTTAATTCGTATTCACTAAAGAATTTAGCGAAAGGTTTAAGCCCACTTCCTTCTGTAATTTGTATCCAATTTTTAGTGTCAGCATATTGTACATTATTTGCAAAGTAAACAACTAAATAATTATCATTTTCTCCAGTTACTACATCACCCTCATATCTTACATTACCATTGAGAATTTCACTACTTTCACGAATATATGTTGTTTTGTTAACTACTACATCTAAAGACGGATACTCGCTTGTATGATAAACAATATATCTATTCCCTCCACTAAAAGACATATTATAAGTTGAACTAGGATTACATTTAAATATTATAGCTTGAACCCCACCAACTGGTACAATAATATCTGAATTTGAACTTTTCATTAAATTAACTATCTCACTAGAATCTTTATCAAATAAGTTGCTTTTATTTACAAATAAAGGACATACAGTGTTTATATTCTTAACTTGGTTTCTAATTCCGTTACCTACGTTACTATAAGTTTTTCCGTCAGCACCTATTCTTGCATCAATTAATTCTGCATCACCAGTTGTACTACCTTCTTTTAATTTAGTAAAACTATCTATTCTTTTTTTCTCAACTTCTAAGTCAACTTGTTGCGCCTTAGTATCCAATTGTTCGTCAAAATAATTTAATCTATCTCCAGCTTTTTCAAATGTTTTCCCATTAGCAGCTACTCTCATATCTACAATTTCAGCAGATGATGGATCTTGTACTGTCATATTTTTTATTTGTTCATCATATTTTCTATCTAAATAATCTTGCCTTGATGTAGTACTTTCTGTCTCTTTATTTATAGCATCTAATCCATCATGTAGAGCTTGTCTTATATCTCTACCAAATACTGCATTTATTATTTTACTTAAATTTTCATGTATACTAGCCATATCTAGCACCTCCTATAATTGAATACCTGAAATGTGTATATTAATATTTTCTCCTGAAGCCTCTATTAAATTTGTAACTATTGGAGTATCAATTATCTTAGTTTCATTAGCAGCTAACTTAAATAAAAAAGTAACACTATCTAACTTTAGTGTTACTTCTTTATCAGAATTATTGTTATTGAATAGTAATATAGATTTAACTACTGCTCCATTAATATTAGTGTATAATATTTCCTCGCTAGCATTTAATTTTTTAGATGAAAGTCTTATTATTTCTTCCATATTACACCCCCATAATGAGCATTTTCTTTATTCTATCTAACTTTTCATTAGTGTTTATTAATACAGTATTAGTTGTTATTATAGCTTCATTAGTTTGCTTTAATCCTTCTGTTGTTACTAAAAGATTTTCATTAGTAGATTGTAGAGCATCATTAACACTCATTACATTGCTGGCAACAGAAGTTAATTTTTGAGTTAATGATGATAATGATTTTTGTGTTTTGCTTATGTTAGATTGATATGTTTTTATATCATCAAATTTATCCCCAATAGTTAAAGTTGAGTTTTGAGGATTATTAATATCAATAGTTTTTTCTATAACTCTTAAGTACTCATTAATTTCCATTACAGGATTAATAACTTTATAACTATTACCAACCTCAAAACTATCTACATCAAGACCTATAATTGATAAATCTAAAGCATCAATTTTATGTTTTTTCTTTATCTTATTATTTTCTTGAAGATATTCTTTAGCTTTTATTAAAAGATTTTCAGGCAATGTAACATCATCCCACATAACTACATCTTCTATTACCCCAAATGTATTAATAGCATCAATATCATCAATATAATCTAAGCCATTATTAACAGTTTTAAGTGAAATTCTTTCCTCACTATCCTCTAATTTTGCTCCAAATGCAGCTAATCTAGAAATAACATTTGTAGGATCCTTCTCTTGCTCTACTGTTTTTAAATTTTTACTTAATATGATTTGAGTTTCTTTAGTATCTCCACTTTCAATAAGATAATCTAAATATCTAATATTATTTTCATATCTTATCTTTAGTTCTCCACCAAGTCTATCTAATAAATTATCTTTTATTGAACTAAAACTCTTCTCATATTTCATAAATCTATACAAATTACCTGTAACTTCTATATTCCCTAATATAAAGTGTTTATCCTTTGAAGTTTGCTTATTATGATTATCAATTATTATATTTAAGAAATCCCTAACACTTATATCATGGTATTCACCATATCTTGTTGTAGAATCCATTAAATAACCTAATTCACTTTCACATATTACGGAGATATAAAATTTTCCGTTCTGATCCATCTTAGGAATAGGTAATAAAACTCTTCCTTTAAAATCTAATGAACCATTTTTTGTATTAACTACTTCTACTAATGTTTTTAAAGGATGTATTTTGCTATATCCTTGATTGTTAGGTAATATTATAAAATTAAAACTATCAATAGTATTAATTCCTTGTTTAATACTACCTGTTATTCTTGGTGCTTCTATATATGTACTTGCACTATTAATAATTGTTTCTATTCCATCATTAATTAATTTTATCTCATACATCTAAAGCACCTCCTTTTTAAATAAAAATTCTACAGCTCCATTACCTTCTAAAGTTAAATTATTATAGCCTTTATCTAGTTTGAATCTAAAATCTTTAGTAGTACCTTTTTGAAATTTATATTTTATATTATTCTTAGTAACATAAATATCACTATCACATATAACTTCAGGATAAACTCCTATTGCACTATTATTAAATATTTCAATATTTTTTATTCCATTAACGTTGAACTTTGTATCTTGAACATAATCCAATTCAAAATTAAATATATCCCAAATATCACTACCTTCATAATTAGTTGAAATTTTAAAAGGATAAGAATTAAATTTAACTGTTAAGATACCATCTTTCCTGTTCTCATCAAAGTCAACTTCTTCACATTCAGCCATAAAATAAAATCCTGGAATAGAATCATCATACAATTCTGTTTTAAAGTTATTCATTAACCAATTTGTAATAAGTGTATTTAACATACTAAGCTGTATTTTACTATTGCTAATAAGATTAAATTTATATGTCAATTCTCTTTCCTCGTAACATTGTTCTCCATAAATAGAGCTAAAGTCATAAGTACCATTCATAAATGGAACAGTTTCTTTAATTTTTTTCTTTTTTGGAGTACCTATATTTTTAGATACTATAGTTAATCCAAAGTCTTTATAACTATGTTTATCTCCTATTGTAATACCTAACATTTATACAAGCACCCCTCTTTCTGCTAAATTTAATCTTTTACCACTTACTATATCTGAAAATGGTGCTATGCTTTCAGCTATTACACTACCATTTAATATAGTTTGTAGAATAACTGTACTATTATTACCTGACAACATGTTTTTAGTTTCTCTATTTGGAGTAACTTTAGCTCCCCTAGGCATTGTAACAAGTTCAGGACCTTGCTCACCTACTAAGGCCATTCCGCCTTTAAAGTAATCAGTTCCCTTTGCCAGCATAGGTATACTTGGAATATTTATTCCTTTTCCACCTATACCAGGTATCCAATCAGGTATTTTAAGCTTATTTAATCCCTTTATAAAACTATTAACTACTCCTATAACTAAATTTAATGGAGTTTTGACTGCACTTACTAACCCGCCGAATATACCTTTAACAGTACTAACTATTCCACTAAATGCTTTTGTAAAATTACCACTAAATACTCCAGTTAAGAAGTCAGTTATACCTACTAATACTGGTTTTAAAAAACTATTCCATAAATTAGAAATTAACTTAAAAGCTGAATCTACTGCTGGTGCAATTATATGATTAAAAACTAATTTAAAAGCTGGTGCTAAAACATTATTTATAAATTGTCCAATAGCATCAAAACAAGGCTTTAAGTTTTCATTCCAAAATGTAGTTATATCTGTAACCATTTGAGAGAAAAATCCACTAATTGCAGGCATACGTTCTGCAAAAAAGTCAGCTACAGTTCCAACAACTAAAACTATAAAGTCAAAGATATGTTTCCCTAATGTTTCCCATGCAATCTTCATCATATCCCATGTTGCTTGAAAATATAATTGTACTGCTCCCCATATAATCTCCCAATTTTCTTTTAATGAATTTATTAAAGGTGTGATTGCTTCAATTATAGGCTGTCCTACTGTTTCCCATACTGTCTTTATAGCATTTATAACAGTATCCCAACTTATATTAATTTCGCTAGTTACAGTTTTAAATATATCATTTAACCAAGTAATTGTTTCACCAATAACATCAAATGTAGTCCATAAAACATCTTGAATAACAGGCATTTTATCATTAACCCAATTTAATATGTTATTTAAGACTGGTAAAAACTTTTCCCCTAAATCAATCATCATAATATCAAATGCATTTTTTAATTTAGCAAAATTGTCTTTAATATTATCAGTTTGTTTTTTAAAAGCATCCTCAGTAGCACCTACTGCATTTCTCATTGCATTAGTCTTTTCTGTGAAGTTTTCTGCCTGTGCTCCTGTAAGTGCTAAGACTGCATTTTTAGCTTCAACTGAACCAAATAATTCACTAAAAGCTATTTCATTACCACCTACACTTTCTTTAAGCTTATCAAGTGTTCCTTGTAGTCCTAAAGATTCAATCATAGCTTGACCGTTTTCATAGCCTAACTTTTTTATCTTTCCTGTCATTGCAGTTGTCGGTTGTAACATCCCTTGAATTGTTGCTCTTAACTGTGTAGATACCTCTGCGGTATTACCTGTAACCCCTGTAAGAGTTGCCATTGCTCCAAATAGTTCCTCTTGGCTTACCTTCATTGTTGATGCCAATGGAATTACTTTACCCATGCTTGATGCAAGTTCTGGGAATGAAGTTTGCCCCAACTTAACAGTTAAAAACGCCAGGTCTGATGCTTTTTCAGCTGCTTCTTTAGATGTATCACCATATCCTTTTGTTACTGCTGCTAATAAATTTACTGAATCGGTTACTGTTGCATTACCTGCCTTTGCTCCCTTACTTGCTGTTGCTAATATATTCATAGAATCAGCTGTTTCTCCAAATGCTGAAATTACCTGATATAACCCGTCAGTTAGTAATTCAGAACTAACTCCAGTATATGTAGATAAATTTTTAACTTCCATTCCTAAGTCTTGTATTTTCCCTTTAACATCACCATCTAATAAAGTTGCAACATTAGACATTTGATTTTCAAAATCAATAGCTGCTTTAGTAGCTACTGTACCTAATGCAACAGCAGTTCCAAATTTAGCTACAGTTCCTACAGCACTTAAGAATTTACCTGCTAACCCTTCAGCTTTTTTGTCAGTATCACTAATACTCTTATTAGCTTTGTCATTATCAACCATAATACTACCAAAGAGTTTAAATACTTCTATTGCCATTACTCCTCACCTCTTTTCTGTGAGATTTTATTTTCTATTTCTTCAGCCAGTAATAAAAGCTCCTCTTTTGTTACTTTATCCTCTTCTACTGATTGATTTTTAATTATAAGTTTACTTTTATAATCTTCAAAATTAATAAAGTTATCTTCGGTCATATTCTTATAGTCAATTAACCATCTATCCCATATCCTATCCTCTATTTCTTTATCATAAGCTTTTAATATGATCTCATAACCTTCTAGAAAATGAAGTTTTAAAATATAATCAATGTTACTATATCTACTTAATAGCAGTTCCTCAATTTCAATTAAATCTATCGAACTGCTAATTTTAAAAAAGCTTTCCACTTCTCAATATCAGCTATTTCTAAAATATTTTCTACTAAAGTAAATAATTCAACTTTACCCACCTCTTCTGGTTCTATTTCTAAAGGTCCACTTAAAAAGTTATATAAAGCAGGTTCACTATTTTTTTCAGCAAACTTTTCAATTACAGTAAATATTAAATCAAATCCAGCTTCTTTTACATCTGTATTCTCATTTACTGATGTAGATAATTTCTTAATATCTTCTTTTATCCCAATTTCTTTTATTAATCTAGCTAATGAAAAAACATCACTTGTATTTAACTTTCTCACTTATAATTCCTCCTAAAATAAAAAGAAGGTGCAAGCACCTTCTTTTAAATTAATCTGCAAATTCTACTTCCCAAGGCTCATAATCCTGTGGTGAATTATCTAAATAACATCCAGTATAAGATAAAGCTGAAATAACCTCATCTTTATCAGCTAATGTCCAGTCAAAATTTTCAAGGTTAATAGCATTATCAACTTTAATTACTACCCCTTTACCATCTTTTGTTTTACCAGTCCATTTTACAAATTCTTGATAATCTGAATCAGCTATTTGAGATGTTCCAGTGATAACTGTTTTACCTTCTCCTTTTGTAGCTTTTAATCCTGCATACATTTTTGGTAGGTTTTCTGGAATAGCTTCTAGTACATTCATTATTAGCTTAGGAACTGACTTATCTATTACGGTTCTTCCTTTAACAGGTCCTCTATCCCCATCAGCTTCAATTTGCCTTACTTCCCTTTCTACTGTAAACTGTCCTCCACCTCTAGTAAGAGCTATTGGAGTATCTCCTATAGAAAATACACCTTTCCCTAGTATAATTTTTTGCGCTACCATTTAACTCACTCTCCTATATAATAATTTTGAATAGAGAACTTTAATTCTCTTCTTTTAATTGACTTATCTTCATCTGGAATTGAACTTCTACTTATCTTATAGAATGTTGGTAATACTGTATCAGTTGGATTATTAATACAATCTAGCCTCTCAATATTATCAGCTATTGTTTCAACAGTTTTAGTACTCGTGTCTTTATCCCATATACTGATAGTTAAAATTAAATCATCTCTATAAGTGTTATTGAAATCAACTGAATCTAACTCATAAACTATATAAGGGTATCTTGCATCATCATCAGCATTTTCATAAAATACATTCTTATTAAATTGTAGTAATAAACTTTTAATAACTTTTCTTAATTCTAATGTTTTACTAATCCTCAGCACCTCCCTCATATTCTTGTTCACTAACTAAAGCTAATGCTCTTGCTTCATCTTCTAAAGCACTAAGATATTTAGATTCAATTTCAACTATTTTAGGAATATTTTCATTTACTGTTTTTTGTAATAAACCTAATTTCTTAGTTTTACTACTACCAAACTCCTGAAATGCTCCATAAAAGGCAAATGGTTTTATTCCAATTTGTAAATCACATTCCCTTTTTCTAACCCAATATTGAGTATATTTTCCTACTCTTCCTTTTTTGCGTTTAAATAGGCCATAGTAATTACTTCTAAACCTATTACATAGATACTTACCTACATCTCTAAGTGCTGCTCTAGTAAGCTCATTTAAAGTATAATTAACCCTATCAACATTTGAAATATATTCTATATTCCCTTTTTTTATCTTAATTACACTCTTAGGAACTGGCATTATTAACACCTCTTACTAAAGTTAATTCAATTCTATCTGAAGATTTTTTATAAGTTCTTAAAACTGTATATTCTTCTTCACCAAATCCATCATCATATTTAACATACTTTTCTTTATTATAATCAGCTAACATTAACTCCAAAGTAACTTCTGGTTTCATACCAACAGCTTGAGCTTGATAAAATTCACTAGATTTTATTGATTTTTCATTACAGTAAACTTCATTTTCATAAATTATAGTTTCTATTAAGTCACCAATATCATCAGTTTCTTTTATTCTCTTACCTAAATAACAAACATCATTCCACATTATACTCACCACATAAACTTAAATGTTGCTTTAACATGTCATAAGACTTTTGGTATTTTTCTGAATCTTTATTATCTAATCCAAAATTAGCTTTACAGTATGTTTTTACAGCTTGAATTATTAATGGATCTGCTTCATTAATCTTAGTTACTCCTGATATTTTTAAATCTAATTTAGCTGCTTCTATTAAATCTTGAATTTCTACATCTAATTTAGTTGATTTAACTCTTAATGATGATTTTATTTTTTCTAACATTTAATCACTCCTTAATGAAAAAGAGCTACTAAATAGTAGCTCTTAATATCTCTATTAATTGTGATTTATTCATAGATGAATATCCAGTAACTTCATTTTCTTTCGCTATAGCTTTTAATTCAGATACTGTTAATTCTTCTATGTTATTATCTTGTGGCTCTAGTGAAAATGTACTAGCACCACTAACTACTTTTTTTTAATTCTTAAGAAACCATTATGTGCTGCTACATTACCACCAACAAAGACAACTCCTCTATGAGCAATCATTCCTTCTTTGAACTTTGAATCAGTAGATCTCTTAACTTCTGTTTCAGAGAAAGTAGCTAATTCATAATTTGATAATGGTCCATATGCCATACAATATTGTCCTGTAACAGTTGTTGAATTTGAAATAGCATTACAAGCTGAATTAATTATGTAAGGTACTCCATCAATTGTCCCTTTATTACCTTGAGCCTTAACATCATATACTTTTTTCCCATCCTGAGTTCTTAATTTAGCAAATGCTTTAACATCTGCTTTATTTAATATTAATACAGATGTATCTTCAACATCTTCATCTCCACCAAATGAGAATATAATATCATCAAGTGTAGTTTCGTCAATAGTTGATATTTCTAAATCAGTTTCTGCCTCAATTGCTTTCGCTTTATCTGAGAATATACCAACTAAATGATTAGCTCCACCATCTCCTACTAATATTTCTTTTGTTATTTTCTTTCTTAAAGATTTTCCAACTCCACCAACTATTACAGAATCATAATCTGCAGCTGGTAACTTAACTACCTCTTCTGTTTCTTCTGAATAAGATGTTATTTTTGATTTTGTTATTTCTGCATAACCAAACTCAACATCCGCAGTATGTGCTGCTTCACTTTCTCCAGTATATCCACCTTCTCCATGTGATTTTTCATATGCTGTCTTATAGCTTTCTCCTCCATTTAACGGAACATGCTTAACCCCATCAATTAATGATGATACTTGATTGAAAGTTCCATTAATTGTTGTTGATTGATGGTTTGGAAGTATTAAATCTGAAGAACCTACTGAAACACTTCTATTTTCCTTTAATTTTTTCCCTCTTTCTTCAATATCAACTTTTTCAGTTCTCTTTTCTTCCTTTGCTGGATTTATAATATCATTTACAGTTCCTAAACTTCTTGCTTCTTCAATTCCTTTTGAAATTGCTGATGCTTGATCTAATAATGCTTGTCTCTTTTCTAATTGTTCCTTTTCAGATTGTAAATCTCTTAATTCTTTTTCTAATGCATCTAAGTCTGCACCTTTGTCAGTTCCTAAAATGTTTCTTATTTCTTTTTTTCTTGATTCGATTTCTTGTAATCTCGCTAAAATGTTCATAAATTTATCCTCCCAAAATTTTGATTATAAAAACGTCTTGATTATTAACTCTTGAGTTCTTTTTTCTTGGTTGTTTTTTTTATAATTTTCTAAGCTCCTGCAATTAATTTGACTGTCTGGATATGCTGGAAAAACACAAGGACTAACCTCGAATAATTCTACTTCAAGGATAGTCCTTTTATATATTTCTCTGCCTTCATATTCTGTTTTGCTCCACATATCTTCAATACATCTAAATCCAAAGCTCATTCCATCTACATCACCTCTTTGTATTGATTCATATGCATCATTACCCCAAGTTGTATTTGGTAAAGTAATTTCACACCTTAAACCAATTCCATCAGTAAATAGATTTAATGTCCCTGCTGAAACACTTCCTAAGACTAAATCAGTATTATGATTCCATAATGCTTTTTGAGACTTAGTTTCTAATGTTTTATTAAATGCGCTATCTGAAATAACTTCTACAAATTCATCTCCCCAGTAATCCCTCATTATTTCAGATTGTTGATTAAATTTATTTACATACCCACCAACAACTCTATTTTCACTACCTTCTATAGTTCTTACTTATAGTTTGTTAACTTGTATTTTTCTTATTTCTTTAACATCATTTATTTTCTTCTGAATTGTCATCTTCATCACCCCCTTTCCCGATTTGATATAAGTCAGCTTTATTAGCATTAACCATGTTTAAGGTTTGAACCCTTCTTTTTCCATCCTCTCCACCAATTGGAGCCATATTAAACATTTCTAAAATATCATCTAGACTTGCTGCACCTATATCTGTTAATAGTCTTGAAACTTCAACCTTTGTTGAATTACTAGCATACTGTAATCTATTGGATGTAAAAATTATTTCATTCCCATGACCTTGTTTATTATCACTAAATATTTTTTTAGTAAACTCTAATGATAATTGAATTGCTACTGGCTCAATAGTATTTTCATAATAAGCATTCCATTCTTCTTCTGTGAATCTACTTTGAATAATTTTTTCATTTACTCCAAAATAACTATATATTCTATCCTTAGAACCATCTAGTAATGCTTTATTGGGAACATAAGCATCTGATTTTAATTGTTCAAAATCAAACCTAGGATCTGTTGAAGCAACTCCACCATCATTATCTATATTAAGATAATCTTTAACAAAATCATCAGTCTGCTGTTTTGTATCTTCTTTCCTTAATACAGTTTTCCACTTTAATATTCCTCTTAAAGAAGCTGACCTCTTTATAGCTTTAACTATACCTTGGTCTGTAGTATCTATTACTTCCATAGTAGTTCTTAAAGCATTACTATTGTCACCAAACATATCTTTTGAATTAAAATGTTTTCTAATTATTATTAAATCTTCAAATGGTATAACTACTTGTTTGCCCATTTTAAAATGAAATCTTACAAATAAATTGCCATTCTTAGATTCTAGAAGCTCAAGCTTACTAGCACTAATCGGATATAATTCATAATTTTCTTTATGAAAATATATAAATGCATTATCCTTTTCTTCTCTATGAGTACCTACTTTATATAAAAAGTCATATATATTCATATAAGGATTAGGATACATAAGCATCTTTTCTATTCTTCTATCTGGTGAATGTATTACGGTATCTCCGGTTCTTCTAATATGTTTAGGATTAAGTTTAGCTATATTGCTTGCATTAGTATGAATAGCACTTTTAGCAATATCACTATCATATATACCGCCATTCCAATCTACAAAAGTTGTATCTGGCTGATTTATTCCCTTTAAATTAGTTAAAGCCAAACTACTAGATACTTTTGAGAATATTTTATTTATCAGCCCCATTAATTTCTCACCTCCTTTCTAAATCATATTTTAGGGTTAATCATATTTCTTAACCCTTATATATCAAGGCCTTTATGGCCAAGATTTTTTATATCACTCAAATTTTTCAG